TACAGTACTACAGGATTAGAAACATCTGGATTCTTGAAGGTGTCAGGTTCTTCAGTTATGGAAGATATCACAGCGAATGGCATAACAAATGTTGGAGCATACTCTGGCTCAAGCACAATTAGAAACGTAGGTTCTATCTCCTCATCAGCCGACTTGGCGGTCACAGGAAACGTACATGCCACTGCATTCTATGGTGATGGCTCTAATCTTTCAGGTGTGGGCGGTGGAGCAGCAGCATCTGGATCCGCAAGAGTTTATAGTACCACAGGACTAGAAACATCAGGATTCTTAAAGGTGTCAGGCTCTAGTACTCTTAATGATGTGTCCGGCACCTTGGCGCAGTTTACAACTTTAACAGCAAGTCAAATAGTTGGTGGCTCTCCAATAAGTATTTCAGCATCTTCTATAACATTTAGTGGTAGCGTTGAATTCAGCGGCTCATCGACAATTTCAGCATCAAGTGCTACACTGACCTCGCTCACAGCAAGTGCAATATCCGGTGGTTCGCCAATTGAGATTATTGGAGATAGGGTAACTCTTATTGGTGATGGTGGCATTAATATGATTGGTCCCGTATCATCCTCTAATGTTATAAGGACTGCTAACTCTATATCAGCGTCTATTGATCTAGCGGTCAGCGGTGCTGTACACGCTGCAACCTTTCATGGTGATGGTTCCGGTCTCATTAATGTCTCAGCAGGTGCTCCAACCTCCTTGTCTGGAACAACAGCACAATTAACAACTGGAGTCGAAACTTCTGGATTCTTAAAAGTGTCTGGTTCGAGTGACTTCGCTACAACCATAACTGCTTCAAACGGAATAAACATCGGCAACAACAACGCTTCCGCATCATTTGGACCAAAGGCGTTGGAAATTTATTGGAATGGTACCAATGGTGTAATGGAAAGTGAGGTGGGACATTTAAATATCCGAGTCAACCAAAGCGCTAAAGACATTCGCCTTAGAATGGGTGATGCACTAGGTTCCTCAAAAGTTGAATTTAGAACTAACGCTGATGCTAATGTCGCCACAGTTGATTCAACTGGTTTGATTTCTGGCTCTGGTGGTTTACAAATTGTTGGCTCGACAATTTTAGGTAATAACTTAAATGTGTCAGGTACGACTTCCATGGAAGGATTGACAGCCAATGGCATAACAAATGTTGCTAATTATTCAGGTTCTGGCATAATCACTTCCGTTGGTTCAATATCATCTTCTGCTGACGTAGCCGTCTCTGGCAATATTCATGCGACTGCTTTTTACGGCGATGGTTCTAACCTTTCAGGTGTAGGTGGAGGCGGTTCAGTATCCGGCTCATCGAGAGTTTATAGTAGCACTGGATTAGAAACCTCTGGATTCCTTAAGGTCTCGGGCTCTACCACTATGGCTGGCACGTTGAGAACCGCGGGGCACACTGATATTACTCACCATGCATTTCGTTCTACGGGTACAAGCGCCTTCTTCATACCCTTTACTACCGATGCAGAATCTTCCAGCCCCACGTTTAAGCATCAAATGATTGCTCCATTACCCGGCCGACTTTTGAAAGTGTTTGTGCGTACACAGAACGCGCAAGGCGGAAACGTTACTGTTAAGTTGTTTAAAGCAACAGATACCATTGAAGATTTTAACGCCGGCGGTGATGAAGTTGAGGCAGTCACAGTCAGCATGCCTGTTAAAAACACTTCCTATGCATTTGTATTATCGGGTTCTAGCCCTCAATACGCAGCAGGAAACATTATTGGTGTTGAAATTGACCCTCTTGCCAGTGGAGGTGACTACAACGTTACATGTATTTGGGAATACAACGATACAGACCTATAAGTGATATAAAAAAGTGCTTTCCTGATGCAATAATACTATTTATTTCTGAATTATTGTCAATTTAGGAGAGAATTCATGTCCAACTTGCTTAACGAGTCAATCGTAGATGCTAAAGCCCTTCGCGATTCCGCGCTTAAAAACGCCGAATCGGTAGTTATCGAAAAATATGCTGAAGAGGTAAAGAAAACTTTAGAAAATTTACTTGAACAAGACGAACCTAGTCTTGGATTAGACCCAGTTGGAGAAGCGCCCCCTCCTGCCGACGACGCAGCAGCCGCGCCAACTGAGGAAGTTGTATCTGATCAGAGTGACACCGTACCACTCGCTGCAACAGATGGACTTGATGAAAACGAAGGCGACAATCTTTCCTCTACCCAGAACGAAGGTGAAGACGTCGAGGTCACAGTTGATCTCGGCGCACTTCAAGAGGCGATTGAAGCACTCTCAAGCGAAATTGACGAAGAAATTGAATTAGATGTGATGTCTGAAGACGAAGAGTCTGTGTCAGAGGAAGAAATCAACGAAGAAGAAACTGAAATTGTTGATGAAGAAATCGACATGACCAGTCTGTTTGACGCAGTAATGGAAAAACTTACTGCTGACATGGGTGCGGAGTTATCAGGCTGGGCCGGCACCCCGACATCGCAATTAAGACACGAGCAAGACAGACAACTTGCACACGAAGCCTCAACCGAAAGTGAAGAAGAAGAAGCACTTGAGGAAGAGCAAGAAGAAGTTAAAGAGTCCAACGAAAAACTTGAAAGAGCACTTGCTGAAAATGAGAGCCTTAAAGAAGAGTTGGTGAATTATCAATCTACATTGGATAACCTCAAAGAAAATCTCTATGAAGTTAATCTTTCCAATGCAAGATTGCTTTATACGAACCGAGTATTGAGAAATTCCTCCTTAAATGAGCGACAAAAAGATAAAATTGTCGAAGCGATTTCCGGCGCTGGTTCTGTCAAGGAAGCAAAGACTATATTTGAAACACTTCAAAGCACAGTGGAGGCTAAACCTAAGAAAAGCCCACAATCACTAAGCGAAGCAATCAGTGGTCGTTCTTCCGTATTAACCGCGTCTCGCAAAGAGACAAAAGCAACTTCTCATGATCCATTCTCGGATCGTATGAGAAGATTGGCTGGAATTAAATAAACACAAATAAAGTATAAAAGGAGGTGATTTAATTATGTCTAGCATTATCGAAAGGTTGACCGAAGGTGTTGTCAACCGTGATATGCGTGCCGAAGGTCATGCTCTTCTTTCCAAGTGGGAGAAGACAGGTCTTCTTGAGGGTCTTGACCAAGATGTCAGCCGCAAGAACATGGCACGCTTGCTTGAAAACCAAGCAAAGGAATTACTCCGTGAGAGTTCCACAATGGCTGGTGGCGATGTTGAAGGATTCGCTGCTGTTGCTTTCCCAATTGTTCGTCGCGTTTTCGCTGGCCTCATCGCTAACGATCTCGTTTCTGTTCAACCCATGAGTCTCCCCTCGGGTCTCATTTTCTTCATGGACTTCACAACTTCGACTGATGGAGCAGGTCTCCCACGTCTTGGTTATGGTTCTTCCGAAGAATCCCTTTATGGTGGCGGTCGTATCGCTTCTCAGATCACTGGTGGTGTCGTATTGACAAACGCCAATGCTGAGGCCGGTCCTTACGCCCTCAACAACGGTTACGCTTCGCCAACCGCATCAGTCCAAGCAGACACCACTCTTGTTGCTTCTGGTACCATCACTAACGGTGGTGTTCCCGTATTCGACCATGATGGTGGTTTCAACGGTACTGCAGGTTACGACGTAGCGCGCTTGCTCCGTTTCGACGCTGACTTGGTCTCTGGCTCTGCTTTCGCAGTTGCTACTGTGCCTATCTCTTCGTTCGACGACGCTACCGCCCTGACCAACATGGATGACTTTGTTGCTATCACTATCACATCGTCTCTCGGTACAGATCAAATTCAAGTTCGTCGTCTTATGCGCAACAACGATGTTACCGATGATGGTAGCACATTGCTTGTTACTGCCGTTTCGACAACTGGTAGTGTTACTTCTGCAGGTGTTACCGATCTTGCATCGGCACTTGACGCTATCACCCACTTCGATGTTCCTCAAAAGGATGACTTCATTGCTGGTGGTGCTCTTGGTTCGATCGTTGGTGATGATCCCTTTGGTCTTGAAAACAACGAAAAGATCCCTGAAATTGACATCAAGGTCGATTCCATTGCGATCACCGCTGTTACCAAGAAACTCAAGGCTAAGTGGACTCCGGAGTTAGGTCAAGACCTTAACGCCTACCACAACCTTGATGCAGAAGTTGAGTTGACCTCGATTCTTTCGGAGCAAATCGCTCTCGAAATCGATCGCGAGATCCTTGAAGACCTCGTTAAGGGTGCAACTGCTGGTACTCAGTACTGGTCGCGTTCGCCGGGCTTGTTCCTTGATCGCGAAACTGGTAAAGAAGTTGGTGCTTCTACTAAG